AGGGTATGCGGATGGGTTTCATTTAACGACGATACCTCATATCAGGAGTGAAGAAAACACTCTGATGTTCGATGTCAAAGTCTTCCATTTCAGTTAATGCTTTAGCAGCTTTTAACTCTATATATTGTAGACGCTCGGCATCAACACCAAAGTCAGTGGCTAACTCAGCAGCTAGATTCCATCCAATAGCAGATAACCATTCTGTAGGAAAGTCAGCATTATCTCCAGCTAGAGCAATGTCTAACAGAGGACGTTGAACAACCATATGTGCTTGGTACATAGTTGCAACTGTACTATCCGGAGTAGGGTAGAACAGCATATTGCTAGAGTCACGTTGTACATCTAGGAACATTGAGTTCGGTGTCCCTGTGCTCTGTTTACTTCCCAAAACATTATAGTCATGTTTCGCAAGGAGTTGCATGGGAATGTCATTCTGTATAGTTACAGAAACATTACGTAGCCATCCTTGTAACAATCGCATGGGCTTTGCTGTAACTAAATCCGGACCAATGTTACCAATAGTGTAAGAGGTTTGGTTAGCAACTAAAGGAAGGGTTAGTTCTGAGACAGTCCAGAGTTTAATCCCCTTAGCTACCCAACTCTTAATCATCATGTTAAGAGCTGTAGCAGAGTTGGTTACAGTGGTTACATCCGGAGTAACCCCAACTTCTAACACTCCAAGTTTACGGAGTGCATACCCTATAATTTCATCTCTAGTAAGAGTGAAAGTTGTAGTTGTAGAAACTGCCATTATCGTAACTCAGCACAAGAACTTATACTGCCTCCATATGGAAGTGTGAGTATATAAGAAGATCCATTTGGAATTATGGCGGAACCATTACAGTATGCCCCCCCCCCAGAGTTTGCAGACCAAAATACCAAAGCAACTCCTGCAATGGTGAGAGTAATTTGCATTAACCCCACAGCTCCAAGAGCCCCCCAAATTGATAACATAATGGGCTTTCCAGTATTATTGGTATATGTTGTTCCCGCAGTCCTAGTAACTGTTTGCCAAGTCTGTCCTACACCAACTCCAGATGGGTTGGCTAATACAAATGCGGTAGTGGCAATCTGAGTAGTATTAGTACCAGCAGCAGCTGTGGGAGACGTAGGAACTCCAGTTAATGGAGGGGAAGCTAAAGGAGCTAATAGGTTATCAGCAGCAATACGAGCTGATGTCTCTGCTGTAATGGATACAGTGTTAGCTGGAACTGTTATATAGGCCGCAGTGTTAACATCATTTAGCCACGCGGCATTAACTGGAGTTACGAAGTCAGTAAATATTGTACTTGGCATTAATTAACTCCTTTAAGTTTCTCTACTGTACGTAAACCACCAAGACCTAGCATACCAAACAGAAGTTCAAATAAACTACCATTGATGGAAGGTACAATCACTCCAAAAGAAGCCGCATATGGTCTCACTAAAAATTCTGAGAATAGGCCAATTACACATACCCAACCTGCCGCAGGCCTCCATCCACTTTTAAGCAAGCTATCACTTCCCGCCTCAAGTTTATTAATGTCAACTTGACCTTGAATTACTTGTAGGTTTGCATCAATTTCTTTAAATTCACCAGCTTGTTTTAATTTGTAAAGTTCCAACTCAGCAGCAGCTTTAGCTGTTGGGTCAGGAATAACTTTATCTATAATCTTTAATCCAGTTGCAATAATGTCATCAATTCCAAAAGCCATTATGTGGTTCTCCGTTCATGTGAATTCTCAATTAATGACATACTAAGTTTGTCCATCTTATCACCTAATGATTTAAATCCATCAGTGAAAGCTACTTCTAATCTACTAAATTTGTAATCTAGTTCACTTTTCTTATAGTGACCTTCAGCGATTTGAAGTTTTAAACTCTGCAGTTCTAGGACATCAGCATCATGTTTAGAGAACAATGTATTCAATTCTGCTTGTTGTTTTTCATCTTTTTGTTTTAAGAGATGCCATAACAGACCTACTAAGGCTGTTGGTAACAAAGGTAATAGGTCTATCATAGCTTTCCGTTTCGTCTAGTCGGTTTAGGTTAAAGGGTGAAGGTCCCTAATGGGACGGTTTCAGTTGTAGGAATTTGAGTATTTAAAGAGAAGTCATCAGCTGTGGTTGGTCTACTCCAGGGAACAGCTTGTTGGTCTTGTCTAGCCCTAACAAAATCTTGTGGGTGACGCATCTCATAATCAGATGCACATACCATCATACCGTCCCATCGTTTACGTAGGTCAGATGCTAGGAAGTATTTTCCACAACCATCACAAACTGCTTTATGATCTCCTCTAACGTATCTAATAGGAGCCCTACTCATTTTATTGTTTTACCATCTCTAGTAAAATACTAAATGAAACTATAGCTGCTGCTGACCAACCTTGAGTAGTTAATGTAATCTTTCCAGTTACACCAGCCCCAGCATTGTTAGTATATCCACCAAGAGCTTTTGCATCAAACTCTTCAGTGGCGTTATTTAAAGAGATAAACCTAACAGGAGTGGTAGCATCCCAAGAAAGGTAAATACCTAAAGGAACTTCAATAGAGGAAGTAATCTTATCTACTCGAAGTTTAGTTGCTAATTCTCCACCATTATTGATTTCACTCAAGAGTGCAGGGTCTACTATAACAGTAGCAGCTAGGTCTGAGGTATCTAAAAACCCATCAATCCTAACTACTACGTTACGATAGCCATCCACTAGTGTCTGTGTAGTTACTAGGTTAGCCATCTATATTCTCCTTAACGAGCCAGTTCTTGAGCAACCAGAACGTAGTCTTGTGATAGTGTTTCAGTTGCAACTGGAGTGATTTGGACAAACGGAGCAAGAACACCATTTGACAGGTTAGTAGCAGATGCCCCAATGGTTACATTGGCAATCTTAGCAACTAGTGCATCAGAAGCATACACAAGCAAGTCAGTACCATTGTAATAGAAACCTACATCAATCCATGTAGCAGCTACTGAAGCTGCTTGTACAGTAGCTAACACAGTGGCTACAGTAGCTACAGTTGAAACCAACTGAACAGCACCAGCAGCACCAGTTACCTTCTGGAAATAAATTGCATCATTGGTAGTGTTTGCTACAGCACCTGTTTGCAATCCAACACGAGAGATAACACCAGCACCAACACCTGAGAGTTGGAAACGAGTAAGATACCAGAACTTTTGACCTGAGATGAATTGGAAGGATGCGATTGTACGGGCCATAGTACCCACTACAGCAGCTCCAGAGGGTGTAAGGGTAGCTACCCCACCAGTACCTGCTGTCAAAGCGAATGTGGGAGTTCCTGTGAGGGTATAGCCAGTAGCTACACCACTATCGAAGTAATCATTGTAATAGGTTACAACACCTAGTGTAGAATTACCTGAAGTATGAAATGGGTCTGGGTAAGGGTAGTTACCAAGAGGTTTTGCAGCGGGGACAGTGGCAAGGCCACTAGTGAAGCGGGTAGGGTTTCCCATGTTAATATCCTTTTACGTTATGTTTATATAACGACTCCATAGAGTCGTAAGAGGAGTAATACATTACTAGAAAAGTAATGAAATTACTTTCTAATATTTATTTCTTTTTAGTCTTTGTTGGCTCTACAGAGCCTCGCTTCTTTGCTTTCCAAAATGGCTCATCCATTTTGTTCTCCTTATATATTTAATATAACATACGTAGTATGTATATAATAATATGTATTATACATAATGTCTTTCAACATAAGTATTATTATAACACACTTTTATACGTTTGTCAAGAACTATTTTAATATTTGTTGTAAAAAAGAGACACTATTTCTAGTGCCTCATTCTACTCAACTATTAAGGACCATTAACCCCATACACAGCACGAGGATCAGTCCAACCGAACGAGTAACGCTCATAACCCTTAGCCTTAGCATTGGAGGTGTCGAAGTCATTATCTTGATCGAATTCAATACTCTTACGCTCGTAGTACTTCATACCATTAGCTACATTAGTACGAATAAACCAAGCACGAGGAGAAGTGAAGTAATGGTTAACCTTGAAACCACCAGGTAGGTAATTTCCTGTCTTGATGATGTTCAAATCGTTGTTAGCAGTACCAGGACTGTAAGACGATTGCAGGATACGTTGAGCATTGAACACTTCTTGACGAGCGATGTGCAACGTCTTAGGCATCACATTAATCAACAGACCACGGTCGTTTTGATAGCCCATCAGAGCAACAATAGCATCTTCCAGAGCAGCTTCACTCAAGTCAACAGCAACCGCTGGTTGATTGGCCCATGTACCACCATTGGTATTGGGGTGAGAAGATGAACACAAAGGAACACCATCACCACCCAGATAACCAGCAGTGAATGCACGGTTATAGATGTTGGCAGCTACGTTTTCTTTCGTTTGACGGAAAGACATAGCCAGTGCAGCAGCACGGCGTTTACTTACTTGTTCATACAAATTGTCATCCAACTCTTCTTTAGTTACAACGTAACCAAGAGCGTATGCAACGTGTGTGAAGCGGGTAGTGAAACCCTGTACTTCTGAGTCAAACTGAGTAGCTTGCCCTTCACTCTTACGAGGAGCCAAACCGAAACCTGTCAGTTGAACATCTTCTTCATAATTCTTGTCAGAACTATCTTTGTCAAACAGGTCTGAATACTCTTCAGCATGTTCGTCATATACCTGACCCCACCATGCCTTGATACCAGGCCACAGAGCTTTTGGGTGTGATGCAGTAGTGATAATACCAGCCATTTAATTCTCCTTAAGTTATTTGTTAATTACACACCAGTACGGCCTGTTACTGCGCCATTCTGAGAGTAGATGTTAAATCGTACACGGAGAGCAGCATAGCTGCCATACGCATTATCTGGTCGTTGTACAAGGCCAAGAATCTGAATTGGCAATGTATTAGTCGCAGCAGGGGATGTTGCTACAATGGACGAGTAAGGTGAACTAGAACTCAAAGTAGTTTGATTAGCTGTGATGGTCACTGTGCAGTTGTTGCTCATGTTAGCAGCAGCGATAGCTGTTACATCTGCCTGCAATTCAAACTCAGTGCCTGACAAGTCTTCCAGTACATACACGTAATGAGCCCCACTATTAACTGGGATGTAAGTACGTTCCAGAGACAGGGGAGCACCTACAAGAGATACACCAGCATCTGCTACACGAATACCTACAATAACACCAGAAGCCTGAGCACCTACAGATACTGCACCAGCCCATTTAGTTACCAATGGGATACCATCAGCATCCCCACCAGCAGCCAACATAACTACGTCACCAATAGCATAGCTATTGACAGCATCAGTTGCCACTGAATACAGACCTACTTTAGAATTCCACGAAGCACCACCACTGTTTTGAATTGGTGAAAAGCCTTTAGGACGATTTACGTTTGCCATCTTATTTCCTTATAAAAATTGTTTAATTACGTTTCAGAGAGATTCCACCTTGGGGAGTATAAAACCCTTCAGAAGAAGTTCCTGATTTTGCATTTTGACCATTGCGGATAGCATTGTCAACTAAGTCGTTACGTTTCTCAAGGTCTGACTGGTCTTCATCGTACCAGTCTTGTCGAATCTTAAGCAGGTAAGCATACAAAGGACCTTCGTTTGTAGTTCCTACTAGGATACGAATCTTATCTTCACTCAGGTCGGTATTCCGACTTGTTACATTGTTATTAGTCATCCCACCCACTTCTTTCGGATGTACAAATTCATACCCAGCTTCCTGAGCATCGCTAATGCGATTACCTGTATCATTCATAAAGTGCATGTGATAGCCGTCCAACAAGTTTCCTACCTTCAACTTGGACTCAGTACCATTCAGAATACCACGTTTACGGCGGACAATACGCCCACTTCCTGTGTCACCCTCAATGATGGTTTTTGCTTCTTGTTTTGATTCGTATGCTGCCTTCTTTTGTTCTGGGGTATGCGCTGCCATATCTTACTCCTTAATATATTCGTAACTTGCTACGTTAGTTGGTATTAATCCCAAGAATAGGAACCAACATATTGTTCTTTAGTCATCAACTTTTGACGTACAAACTTATCACATGCTGCTTTAGCATCTGCTGGAAGATTCTCATAACTCTTCTTATTAGAGGGAGAACGATTTCCACCATTTGTAGTTCCCTCTACAGGAGAACGTGCCTTTGGTTTACGACCTAGCTTTTCACTTGTGAAGGTTTCTTCCAACTCTTTATCCAGAGCATCTAGGAAGTCCTTTCCACGTAGCCAAGGTTGACTCTTACTAAGTTGTGTGGCAACTGCATCAGTAGCTACTCGCATCTTCTCGTCAGAAGAATACCATTTGTTCTTGACAACCCATTCAGTAACTTCTGCTGGTTGTTCTTGAACTACGGGTTCGGGGGCAACTACTTCTTTCTTTTGTTCTACTAGAGATTCTTTCAAGTTGTCAATTGCATCATCTAGATCAACAGCCAAATCACCATCACCCTCACGGATTGCAGTCTTCTTCTGTTGTTTCAATGTTTCAATCTGAGCCTTAAGTTCAACCTCTTTACGGATGAAAGTATCTTGTTGGAACTTCTTAAACTCTTCTGTAGCGGAACGGAGTTCAGCCATTTGAGCTTTTTGTTTATCCAACTCTGCTAAAAGACGTTCATTGTTCTTTCGAAGGATGGGGTTAATCTCTTTACCTCGCTTAACAAACGAGTCAGCATCTACCCAGCTCTCTTCAGAACCTCGAAACTCTTCTTTAGGAACCCAACCGAAATGTCGAGCTTCACTTTCAACCTTGCTATTGTCTGAAGATGTTTGTGCAGTAGACTCACTACCTCCCAAATCACTTCCTTCACTTGCTTCTTCGAACAAAGGAAAACGCATCTTCATCTTAACTTACTCCCTTAACTTTTAAAAACGGATCAACTAACTTGACATCTGCATCTAATGTACCAGTAATATCTGTATCGTTAATTACTCGATACTTACGGTCATCTTTGCCTAAATATAAAAGGCCAGAGTACTTTGCAAAGATTACTCTATCTCCTACAGCACACCAAGGTTTACTAAAATCTGAGAAGGAGTCTTCACCGAGTTCAATAACAACACCTGTGGTGTTTGCCATATCTTCTCGTTCTTTCTGTCCTTTAGTAGACAGAATAATACCACTCACAGTTTTCTCTTCCAACTCCATAGGGAGTACTAAAATACGTTGGCCTACTGGATGAATACCTGATACGTTTACATTACTCATTTAATTCCTCATTAAGTGTTTCATAGTCTAGGGATAGAAGCTCTAATATCATCATTGCCTTACCCTTAACAACATCCTCATTCTCATATCTATTAAGAATGAGGTTCTCCTTAAACTCCTCACGTTTCTTTGTGAGAAGCTTAAACAGTGCGACAGTTGTATCCTGTTGTTTCCAACTGCCATATTCCTCTTTATGAATCATTACTGTTGCCCCGCTATAGTTGATGCTGCTGTTGGGGTTTCCATCTTAACTGCGTCTGAGTATGCTTTCTGCATAATTGAGACACTCTTCAAAATACCTTCATGATGAGATTTAGCTGCATCTAGTTGGAATTGCTTTTGTGCAATCTCATGATTATTAGTCAGAGACTCTGCTTGTGTCTTCAGAAGAATTGATTCTGCTTCCAATTTAGCAATCTTACCTTGATTAACTTCACTCTCTTGTAACATGGCCATAATAGCCAGTTTAAACTTAAGTTCTGCATCAGCCATCTTAGCTTCTGCTTTAACCTGAGCTTCTTGTACCTTATAGTGTGGAGGTACTGGAATAGCATTAGGACCTTTAGGATCAGGCAATACTTTCTCAATATCTTCTACACGAAGGGCTACAAGCATACGACGTTGTGCTTCATACACATTAAACCCACCACCACTAGTTGCCATCTGCAACAAAGAAGAAGCTTGACTGACTCGTTGGTTGTCACTAATCATATTAGGATCAGCAGCAGGACGAATAGATTTACTATCTCCTTGATAGTCCTCCGGAGCAACCATACCTTTAGGAATGTCACTATCTTCATCTAGATATAGTTGATTCAAACGGTACAGTTTACGAAACTCTTCTTTCAAAGAGCGGTAGGTACGTTTAAAAATACCTGAAAATATCTTTAATCCTTGTTCAGTCATGTTACGACTAGTTTCAGCTGGGGTATTCTGTCCTGGGTTTTGACCAGTTAGAATATCAACACTACCACCAATACGTTCCCCATAATCAATCAACAGGGATAACAGTGTAAACAATACTTGACTAGGTTCTCTAATAGGGAGAGGTACAATTCCCTTAGAAAGATCATCTCCAGTAGAGTCTACAGGTTTCCATTCTCCAGGGGTAAACGAGGAGTTACCACCTCTGAACTTGACTCCACGGGAAAGAAAACCACCACCAGTATTTGAAAGAGTACCGGCATCAACCAATTGGTTAACGATTGTGTTAATTGACTCATTTAAAGGTCCTAACAGAGTACCAAACCCCAAGTCATAGAATCCACCATCTGGGGAAGGAATGAAAGGATACTTGGTAAAATAGTTCTCAGCTTTAATTTTAAGTACATTCATCTTCTTATCTAATTCGATAGAAGAGGGAAAGTAACGAGCCACAATGCGAAGTACCTTCTGACTCTCTTTATGGACTAATACAATGTAAGGTTCTTGATAACCATCACCATCAAAGTCAATCCAACAATGTTGTTCTAATATTTCGTAAGGTTTGTTCTCATCTTGTTGAGGAGGAGTTACACCTTGCCGTTTATCTTTAGCAAGGTCCATAGACCCTTGAGTAGTTGATCCTTCATCCCCAAGTTCAACATCTAGATAATCACCACGAGCAATACGCTCATAAATATCATTCTTAGAAAGGTAAAGAACATGAGTGATACGTTGTGCGTCATCCAAACTTTTAGTGTAATAGTCTACAACCAAGTCTTTAGCGAAGATGTTCTCAGAAACATTGTGTTTCTTGTAAGAGTCATAAAATGTTTTCTTAAACGCACAACCAATAATAGGCTGTGTGATTAATACTTTATCCATCTGATCTTCCCAATTCTCATCCTCTTCCAACACTTGGTAACTCATATGCGTACCAATTCGGTTAGAACGAGCAGCAAGAGAGTTATCAGGGTCTTCCCCAAACAACCTACACTGAACTACAGAAGTTCCTGGAATCAACGCAGGATAAGCTCTAGCGTGATATTGAAGAGCAGCAATAGTAATGAGAGGAAACTTAATGTTACTTGCATTAGGCCAAGGGAAAGACTTAGCCTCTACAACTTGCAAAGCAAGCTTAAGAGAGTCCTCCATCTTCTTTTCCCAATCTACACGAGAGTCTTTGTCCATATGATAGAGGCGAACTGCACGTTCACCAATCTCATCCAACTCTTCCTCGTCCAGCATTTCAGCAATGTTATTAGATTTAAGAAGATCACTTATCTTAAATACTTTGTCGTCTTCATCATCAATATCTGCCATGTTTAATATCCTGTTGTAGTTGACCTTCCTTGGTCAGCATTCTGTTTAACATATTCATCCCATTCTGCTTCCTCTTCCTCTTCAGGAGATAGGGCATATTGGACATTATCCACTGTAAGACCTAACCAAGATAGGGCGTCTACCTGCATTATGTTAAGGAGTGGTCGTTACCCATTCCCCATCAACCAATCGTTTATTCAGTTTTCCAGCTTGTTTATTTTCATACTCAGTTACAAACATACAAGTCTCTAAACTATACACATTAGAGTTTGGCACTTTTATGTCTTTGTCTAACTGGTACTTATCTTTATTTAGCCAGTGACTAAAGTTAGTAAGAGTTGAGATGTCCACTAAAAAGTCTGCAAAGCAATGCCACCTAGGGTCTACTAAAGTCCCCTTTGCTTTATATCCTTTAGGATCATCTGTATAACATCTCTTCATCATATTACGCCACAACTGTTGTGCCTGTACATGATATGAGTTTCGTTTATACTCCCCTAACCAACCAACAGAACAGCAGGTCTTAGCATACAAATCTCTAACCTTGCCTACTTTAATGTTGTCTATATTTGCTTTCCTAACACTTCCAGTTCCAGTGAATTGAATAATACACTGTTTACCTTCTTTTGAGAGAATCACAAATTCTAGTCCTGAGTTCGATACATAAGTTTCCATAGAAATTCTCCTATATTGGTTAATGCTGCATGTCACCATGCAGAGCAGACTATATCATCACCTTTCGGTGTCCAGTGCTTCGAGCCCACTTAGGCCCTACATGATAGTCGTTACACCTCCAAGACACAATATGTGTCAAGTTCGGCTCGGTATTGTCTATAACATTCGTTATAGAGGTCCACCGAATTCTCTGGATTTATTGACGACCAGTTTTGTTAATCGTCATGCCTAGCCTTTGGGAAACGAACCATTTCATCTTCAAGTTCACCATACCAGTGTTGGGTTTTATCAAACTTAACACCACCACTACGTAGACGAGCCTGAATACCACGAGCTCTCATCTGCTTATCAGTAGTTGGAGTCATGGGATGTAGATTTAAGAAGGCTCCACGAGTTAACATTTCACTTCTTAACACAGGACCTAGAGCTTTTTCAATAGCTCCACGTTCTACAGAGAATAGTTGAGGTTTATACTTCTTATGAACTGCAAACATCTCATTGATAATCTCTAGAGTATCCCATCTACCCCTACGAACATCTACAATGTTCATAATGCCTCTATCATCTACTCCACATACAGCAATAACGGTCCAGTCAGACCTTGCAGCAGTAGAAATAGCGAAGTCGGTAGCAGCATAATAGTTTAAATTGTATCTACCTTCAGCAATAGCATCTAAAGTGTACTTTGGAATCTCTGAAAAGTCATCTCTACGGAAGAAAGCTGTACTTTCATCAATTGGATAGTTAAGATATTCTTGAGAATATACTTCACCAATCCCTTGAGCTTGCATATCTTCACGTTTACTACGAAAGAATTCAGCATTGTACATTTCAGGCCATAGAAGCTGGGAGAAATCATCATTGTGAGCACGATAGCGAACTGCTTTCCATGCT